GATATATACAGCGCGGATCGTAGGGGGGAGCGATTTGAAACCTTAGATGAAATCAACGAAAAAATTGATGTGGCCCGCACGAAATGGAATGATCTAACGGATGAGTTGCCAGAAGCGGGCAATCGTGGGGATATGGTTCGTTTCGAGCAAATCCAAGAGGAAATAGTCATAGCGCAGAGGGAATATTTTGCGCTTGTTGATCGTCGATCTCTTGTACGGGATGCGGAAAGCCGTGGGGGTGGCGCAACTGTGTCTACTTACACCATCGGTGGGGACAAGTCAGAACGGCCTTGGTCTACAAAGCAATATTTCCCAGATGGTTTAGATAAAACTCGGGCTTTGGTGTACCATGAATTTGGGCACCACATTCACCAAACGTATAAGTTGCGAGAATTTTACCGTAGAGATAACACTTATTTAGAAAGTAGATTGAGGCGTTTTTGGGATGCAACGCCACGCGATGAACTGGAATATTACGCACCATCCACCTATGGCATGACAAATCCCTATGAATATTTCGTGGAAAGTTTTGCGATGTGGATGCTTAACCGAAAAGACATGATGCACCCGAGAATGCGTGAACTAATAGAGGAACTTATAAATGACCGTGGCGCGTAAGAGAATTTTCGAGTTACTGCAAAAGGAGAGTAAGTTCACAAGGGACGAATATTTTGAAATTCATAACTTGATGGGTGATCTGGTGGACGAAGATGAAAACACTGTTCTCGCGGCCCGCGCTGCGTTGGCTCAGTTGTGGGTTGAGGGGATGCTACCCTATGAACCCTGATACTAGCCTTTGACCCAATATGGTGTTATGTGTTAGGTTAGGGACAAAATAAGCCGTAGAGGTCTATATATGCCATTGCCAAAGCCTAGTTTGGGTGAAAGCAGAGATGAATTTGTTGGTCGCTGTGTAAGCGATGACAAGGTAACAAGTGAATTTCCAGACCGTGATCAGAGGGTCGCAGTCTGCATTAGCCAATTTGAGGGCGGTAAAATGAGCGAACAACAGATTGACCTCGAGGACTACATTGAGGATCACGAAACAAAGTCTGAAACGCTAGACATTCAATTTGAATATAAAGCGGAAGCGGACGAACAAGAGGCGGGCGTATTCTCTGGGTACGGCTCAATCTTTGGAAATAAGGACTTGGGTAATGATGTGGTCGTAGAGGGCGCATTCGCTAAGTCTATCGGACGCAAAGGCGCAAAGGCGGTCAAGTTGCTTTACCAACACCGCCAAGATGAACCTATCGGTGTCTTTGATGAAATCATTGAGGATCGCCGTGGCCTAAAGGTTAAGGGTCGTCTGGCAATGGGTACGCAGCGCGGGCGCGAAGTGTACGAACTAATGAAAATGGGTGCGCTTGATGGTCTATCAATCGGCTATCGCGTAGACCCAAAAGGGGTTGAATACGATGAGAAAGGCAAACGCCGCTATCTCAAGAGTGTTGACCTTATGGAGATTTCCGCAGTCACTTTCCCAATGAACCCACGCGCACGGGTTCAAGCGGTTAAGGGCGCGGAACGCACCGTTCGTGAATGGGAAGAACTACTGCGGGATGCAGGAAGCCTGTCGCGTAACGAGGCAAAGGCTGCGGCTTCGGCTGTCGCCAAGGTGCTAGAGCAGCGGGACGCTGTGAAAGAGGAAACGCCTGAAGTCCTTGATGCGCTGTCGCGCTTCACAAACATCCTGAAAACCTAATCAACGGAGTGATCATCATGTCAGAAGATCAAGTAAAAGTAGCCGTTGACGCAATGGCATCTGCTTTTGAAGAATTTAAAAGTGTAAACGATGCGCGTCTAGCGGAAATCGAAAGCAAGGGTTCTGCGGACCCAATCACAGAGGAAAAGTTGGCAAAGATCGAAGGCGATCTGGACCGCTTTGAAGGTGTGAACCAGAAGCTACAAATGGCAGAGGCCAAATCTGAAAAGATGGCTGAACAGCTTGCAAACATTGAAACAATGTTGAAGCGTCCTGCAAACCACATGTCAACACAAGAGATCGACAGCAAAACTGCGATCTGGGACAAGTGGATGCGCAAAGGCGACCAAGGCTTGGACGAAATGGAACTAAAGGCACTATCAGTTGGCACAGCGGCAACTGCGGGTAACTTGGCACCAGAGGAATATATCCGCGAGATCATCAAGATCACAGAGGAAATTTCCCCAGTTCGCTCAGTAGCGCGTGTTCGCCAGACAACCGCAAAAGAGATCGAAGTCCCACAAAAGACTGCGAACTTTGCTGCGGCATGGACAGCGGAAACAGCGTCACGCACAGAGACAACAGGTTACACAACCGCGTTGAACACTATCCCAACACACGAGCATTACGCTCTTGTGGACATCTCTATGCAGTTGCTAGAGGATAGCGCGTTCGACATGGAAGCGGAAATGAACCTAGAGTTCGCAGAGCAGTTCGCGAAAGCGGAAGGCAACGCATTCTGTGTAGGTAACGGCACAAACAAGCCAACAGGTATCGCAAACGGTTCTGTTGTTTCATCAACAGCGGCGGCTGCGGCTGCGGCAATCGCAACAGACGACCTGATCAACCTTATGCACGATGTGAAAACACCGTACATGAGCAACTCAGTGTTCATGTTCAACCGTCAAACATTGGGCGAAATCCGTAAGTTGAAAGACACAGCGGGCCAGTACATTTTCCAAACTGGTTTTTCTGGTCAATCAGGTGTGCCAAACACAATCTTGGGTCAACCATATGTGGAATGCCCAGACGTTGCGGACATCGCGGCATCAGCTAAATCTGTTTACTTCGGTGATTTCCGCCGCGGTTACATGATCGTTGATCGCCTAGCGATGCAAGTTCTACGCGACCCCTATTCACAAGCGGCATCAGGTAACGTTCGTTACATCGCTCGTCGCCGTGTAGGTGGTGAGGTTGTTCTATCAGAGGCACTTCGTGTCCTAGCGCACCCATCAGCGTAATACTCACGGAATGGGGGGCTGTAATGGCCCCTCAACCACTAAGGGAGATACCCCATGAAAATTATGATGATCAAATCCGCTAAAGGCATTTCACGCGCAGACGGTGCGGGGACAATGACTTATGAGGCGGGGCAACAATACGAAGGCACAGAGGATTGGGAAGTCAATGTTCTAGGTGGTTTTGTTCGTATGGGCGTTGCCAATGAGATCGGCGGGAACGCGGGTCCAACCGAGACAAAGAAAAAAGCGGCCCCACGCAAAAAGGCTGCACCAAAGAAATAAGCACACGGAGATAGGCCATGAGTGGTTTGATTGAAGTAACAGGCCCGACTATTGAGCCTATTTCCCGTATCGAAGCGCGGGAACATCTGCGCCTAGACGATGATGTAGATGACAGCCAAATTCGCGCCTACATCACAGCGGCCCGCGTATGGGCAGAGAATTACACTGGTAGAGCATTTATCAACCGCACGATGCGCCAAACGCTAGATAGCGCACCCGCTACAGCGAACGGTCCTTTCGGTGCGTATGTTGGCGGCAAGCAACTATTATGTTGATACAAACCGCGATGTTGCCCGCATTGTTCTTTTGGATGGTGGGTCTTGGCCCACTGATCTGCGGGCGGCTAATGGGTTGGAAATCAACTTCATTGCGGGCTATGGTTCCTCTCCCAATTCCATACCCGAGCCAGTTCGCGCGGCTATCATGCAATACATGACGTTCCTGTATGAACACCGTGGCGATTTCGAGCGGTATCCTGCCCCTACACCGCCCGCAGTGTTAAGAACACTATTGCAACCCTACAAGATCATGCGCTTTGGCGCGACTTCCTTGGGTAGCGTTATGAGATCGGGGATTAGCTAATGGCTATAGGCAAGATGCGATACAGACTGGATATTCAGTCATATACCGCAACATCAGACGATGGTGGTGGCGCGTCTTTGTCATGGTCAAAGGTGGCAACGGTCTATGCGGACATTCAGCCAGAGCGGGCGCAGGAAAGCCAATTTGGGCGTGATAACCAACTACGCGAGGTTTCGACCCATAAAATTTATATCCGCTATCGTAGTGACGTTACACACAAGCACAGACTGGTTCAAACCTACAAGCGTGACGGGGTTAGCACCACACGAACATTCAATATTAAAGGCGTGTTGAATGTGGACAATCGCTTTAAGATGCTAGAATTGACCTGTGATGAGGGTGTGCCGACATGACCATCCGAGTGAAGGGCAAGCGCATAAGCAAGTCCAAGGCCGTTCTGGGCAAGTATGACAAACAGCTAAAGCAAATCATTGCGGTTGGCGGTCAGATGGTAATGAACGAAGCCAAGCAATCTATTCATTCGCATGGTTCGTCTGGTCGTACCTATGAGAAATACAACCCACGGCGCACACACACAGCGTCTAGTTCGGGGAACCCACCCAACACGGACACAGGCTACCTAGCGAATAACATCTATTTAGAGATCGACACAGACGGTCTTGGGGCAGATGTAGAAAGCCGCGCGGAATATTCAGAGTTCCTAGAGTTCGGGACAAGCAAGATGTTGCCCCGTCCATTTCTACAGCCCGCACTAGAAGCTAATCGGCGCAAGATCGTTCAAATGTTCGCGCGTCTTAAATCGAGGGGTGTCTAATGGCTTTGCATTCTTGGAACTTACAGAAAGCAATTTACAGCACCCTAAACGGTAGCGTCACAGGAATGGATGGCGCAAGTGTTTCGGTCTATGATGATATTCCCGAGAATACATCATACCCGTATGTTGTGATCGGTGAAGAAACCACCGCGAACAACGGCTCCGTTACGCTAGATGGCGTGGAGCATACACTCACAGTTCATGCATGGTCGCAGTACAGGGGTAGACGCGAGATCAAAGAGGTCATGGAAAGCGTCTATTCTTTGCTGCATAATAGTGCTATAACGGTAAGTGGAGCATCGCTAGTGAACATCAGACAAGAGTTCTCGACTACACTAGCGGAAAATGATGGTATAACACGGCACGGGGTTATGAGGTTCCGCGTCGTTGTGTTTGATAACTAAGGAGTGATCACATGGCGGCTCAAAAAGGTTCAGCCCTGTTACTAAAAATTGGCGCAGACGCGACTGCTGCGGCAGCATCAGATACTTACACAACAGTAGGTGGTCTGCGTTCAACATCTATCACGCTAAACCAAGAAAGCGTTGACATCACGACCAAGGACAGCGCAAACGCGCGTGAATTGCTAGGCGATGGGGGCGTTGAAAGCGTATCAATTTCTGGTTCTGGCGTATTTACAGACGCAGCATCAGAGGGAACATTGCGCACTGCATTCGGTGGCGCGAACATTCCAAACTTTGAAGTCATTATTCCAGACTTGGGAACATACCAAGGCAAATTCCACATTGCATCATTGGAGTATGGCGGCGAGTACAACGGCGAAGTGACTTATTCTGTAACACTAGAAAGTTCAGGATCAGTTAGCTTCACAGCAGCATAAGGAATAGGGCATGGGTTGGATTAGCGTAAGCGTAACAGCAAACAACGTGACATATCTGGCCCAACGCCAAGGTTCTATTTGGACAATTCCCTGTTCTATCGGCCTTGAGGTTGGCGACAGCTTTGAGGCCGATGGTGTTTTTTATACAGTCGATGCTATGCAAGATTTGCACGGGCGCGGCGAGGTCTATGTAATAGACGCAACGGAGGTCAAGAATGACAAACCCAAAACGCGGAGAACTAAACCTAAGTCTGGGCGATCAGACGTTTCTATGCAAAGTGTCGATGGACACGATAATGAGGATTGAGGCCAACGCGGGCCGAGGTATCCTAAAGATCGCAAACGGACTACAGGACGCGGATTTATCTGCGGCTGATATGGTTTCAATCCTTACCCCAGTAATTCGTTCAAGCGGCACTGATGTAAAAGATCGTGATGTTCAAAAGATGATTTGGGACGCGGGTTTCTCAGAGGGCATTCGTGCAGTTGCGGAAGTTATCGTTCACATCATCGGGGGCGATGAGGGAAACGAAATGGAGGCGGTGGCGTAGCGGTTACAGAACTGCCGTGGGATGATTGGATCAAAACTGCATTGGGTAAAATGCAAATGAGTTCAGAACAGTTTTGGTCAATGTCATTTCAAGAGTTTATGTTAGCCGTTGATGGGTTTGCTGAGTTTCATTCTGGGGGTACACCGCCGCCGCTACAAAAGAGTGAACTTGAAGAATTGATGGAGTTATACCCAGACTAATGGCTACCACTGTTGACACCCTCTTAGTCCGCATTGAAGCGGACATGTCCGATCTAAAGCGCGATCTAGCCCGAGTTGCAAAGACTACAGAGGCGACAGGTCAACGCATGGAGGGCGCGTTCCGCAAAGTGGGCCGCGCTATTGCCGCACTTGGTGGGGCTTACGTTTTCGGTAACTTCATCAAAAGCACTATTCAGACGGGCGCGGAGATCGAAGGATTGCGCGTTCAGTTGGATGCATTGCTAGGTAGCGCAGAGCAAGGTGGCAAGGCGTTTGACCAAATGGCAGAGTTTGCGGGCCGCGTCCCGTTTTCACTAGCAGAAATTCAAGCGGGTTCTGGTTCCTTGGCTGCGGCATCTGATAACGCAGATGAACTTGGTGAACTTCTACAGGTCACAGGTAACATCGCCGCACAGTTTGGCATTCCATTCAATGAGGCAGCGGCTAACGTACAACGCGCATTGTCAGCGGGTATTGGTTCGGCAGACTTGTTCCGTGACAAAGGTGTCACTGCGTTTGCGGGATTTGAGGCGGGCGTAACCTATAGCGCGGGCGAAACCGCTAAGAAGTTACTTGAGAATTTCGGAACGGGCGGCACATCCGATGGTGCTATGGACGCATTCGCCAAGACAACGGCGGGTGTCGTTTCTATGTTTGGCGATGCTATGCATCGGATGCGGGGGAATATTGCGCAAAGCGGGTTAAACGAAGGTTTCCGCGATTTGGTCAAGGCGATCACGGATGTAACAAATGCCTCTGGTCCTTTGGCTCAGGCTATAGGTCAAACCTTGGGGAATGCATTTAGTGCATTAGCGGACGCGATAAGATTTGCGCAAGCAATGTTCCAACCCCTTGTTGATTTAATGAGTAGCGCAATTCAGATAGTTAAGACTATTGGGGTTGCTCTTTACGCTGCATTTGGTCCGCAATTACGGGTTATTTTAGACGCAGTACAGGCTGCGTTTGCAGTTGTTCATGACAATCTAAAGCTGATTGTCACGGCTGCGGTTTTGTATAAGACCGTAAATGTAGCCTCGGCGTTATTGGATGGTGCTGTGCAAGCGATCAGATTTGCGAAATCCTTACGGGCGTTAGCTCTTGCGCAAAAATTGGTCAATATTGTTAGCAAAAGGTCACTGGGTTTCTATGTTGCAATAGCTGCATTGTTTGCAACAATTACAGGGTTAAGTGGGGAACTAGAGCGGGCAATCATAGCGGTTGGCAACGAAGTTCTTAACATGTTGCCGCCAGAATTGAGAAAAGATTTCGGAGATTTTGCATCAGAATTAGATGGTGTTAAGGATGCTTATGAGGCGGCAGAAGCGGCCTTGTCAGAAGATGGTCCTTTGCAAACAGAGGTTAGCGTTGATCCCGTTAAGCAAGCAGCAGCAGATTTAAAAGCAATTCAAGATGCGTTGGCGGCAACTGGTGCGGCGGGTGCGGCGGGCGGCTTGAAAGAATTGCAGAAAACGATTAATGCGAATATTTCGCCCGTTCATGCATTAAGAAAAGAATATAACATGCTAAAAGCCGCAATGGATGCGGCGGGTGATCGCGCGGGGCCAAAGTTGGTCGAGGCGTTCAATAATGTTCAGCAAAAACTTTATGACATGAACCCTGTATTTGCTAACTTGAGAAATAGCGCACAGACCGCATTTGATACAATATCAGATGCCCTAACGAATATGGTTGAAACGGGCAAATTTGATTTGGATAACTTGAAAGACGTATTCAGGCAGACATTGCGCCAGATGATTGCAGATGCCGTTCAAGCGCAAGTAATCAAACCTCTGTTGAGTTCAGCGTTCGGCTTTATAGGGAGTGCGATTGGTGGACCTGTTGGAACAATTATAGGCAGCATCGGCAAAGCGGGCGGTGGCGACATTGATCGTCCTACACTGGTAGGGGAGCGCGGCCCAGAATTGTTTGTCCCACATAGTGCGGGAACAATATTGAATAACCACAACACAAAGAACGCTCTTGGTGGCGGTGGTGGCACAGCGGTTTATCAGACAATCAATGTAAGCGCGGGGGTATCGCAGACGGTACGCGCCGAAATGATGTCTTTGCTACCAAGGTTCAAACAAGATACAATGGCGGCGGTTGTCGATGCTAAACGGCGCGGCGGTTCATTTGGTCAAGCATTCGGGTGATTTATGGCTCTAGTTACTATGCCCTCAAGTCCTGCGTTCACGAAATCCGATTGGGGTATTCGTCGGACCGTAGCCGTATCTGAAAGCCCATTTACGGGGGCTACACAGGTGCAAAAGTATGATCGGGCGCAATGGTATGCCACGCTAACTTTGCCGCCTATGAAGCGTGAACAGGCTGCGGAGTGGCAAGCGTTCTTTATGCAATGCGAGGGCCGCGCAAACACATTCCTGCTAGGCGATCCTGACGCAAAGACAGTGACAGGCGGGGCTGCGCCTAGTTCGGTATCGTTTGCATCAGCGGAACCCAAGGGCGAGACTTCTTTGAACCTAACCATTGGATCAGGAAAGAAGTTAAACAAGGGTAGTTATTTGCAGGTCGGAACTGGATCGGATGCTAAGTTATATATGGTTGTTGATGACAATACAGGAGACGGAACGGTCACAATTCAACCGCCGCTAAAGGTGGCAGTGGCTAGTGGCACAAGCGTTGATATAACATCGGCGCAGGGCGTGTTCCGCATGGATAGCAATGAACTTACATGGTCCGCGAATGAGCTAAGCATCTATGGCGTGACCTTTTCATGCAGTGAGGCATTATGAGCCGTGACATACATAGCACTATGCTTACCGCTCTTGCGAGTGGTGAGTTCGAGCCGTTCTATGCGATTGATTTGAATTTCCACAATCCGTCAACAAATGCGGATGCGCCCCTGTATCTATGGACAGGCACAGGCGATTTGTCTGCGAATGGCAACACATACCAAGGCACGGGCAATTTATTGAGCGTAGGCAACCTAGAGGAAGCTGCGGAGCTAAAAGCAAGCGGGTTACAGATTACTCTGTCTGGTATTCCTGATACTTTGCTAACCCCTGCCCTATCGCACGAATATTCGGGTCGTGACGCAAAGGTTTATTTTGGGATTGATGGCAATTCAAACCTGATTGAAGTTTACACGGGGTTCATGGACACCATGACGATTGACGACACGCCAGAGGCGGCGACAATTACCCTGACAATCGAAAACCGATTGATTGACTTGGAACGCACAAACGCTTTCCGATACACCCAAGAAAGCCACGGTAGCCTTTACAGCGGCGACACTTTCTTTAGCTATGTGCAAGATTTGCAAGACAAGGAAGTAGAATGGGGGCCAAAGGGCTAACATATCGGCAAGAGTTCTTGACAGAAGCCTATGACGATGCTCAACAATTACTGGAAATGCACTGGCAAGAGATCGCGCTAAACAAGGACGCGATTAAACTCAATCCTGATCTGGCCCAATATGAGGAAGCGGAAAAGGCGGGTTGCTTGCGGATATTCACAGCGCGGGATGATGGTCGCCTAGTTGGATATTTTGCGTTGGTGGTGCAGCGTTCATTGCACTATCAAGATCACGCATTTGCACACAATGATGTGATCTATCTGCACCCCGACTACAGAAAAGGTTTTGCTGCGTCCAAGCTAATCAAGTTTGCGGTGGAATGTCTGGCCCATGATGGGGTTTCTGTGGTATCAATAAACACAAAGACACACAGACACGATTGGGGTTCAAGCACATCGAAAATGTATATGCGAAAAGGTTGATCTAATGGGTTTTACAACTGCATCCCTTTTATTCGGCGGCGGCTTGGCGGGGACAACCGTTTTGACGGCGGGGCAGCTATTTGTTGGGCGGCTTGTGTTTGCGGGTATCTCTACACTGGTCACAAGCGCACTTACACCCAAACCTAAGATGCCTGACCTTGGAAGTGTAGGATCGAATTTAGGGGTAGGGATTGATCCAATCGGCGCAAGCGAAATCGTTTACGGTCAAGTTCGCAAGGGCGGCGTAAAAACCTATCATGAAACGACAGGCGATGGAAAATATTACCACTATTTCCTTACTCTTGCGATGCACGAAGTTGAGGAAATCGGGCAGATATATGTGAATGACGCTGCGGTCACAGTTGATAGCAATGGATTTGTTACGTCTGATGATTGGAATAGCAAAATACTTGTAAAGAAATTTACAGGCACAAGCACACAGAATATCTATTCAAGTTTGTCTGGGTTATCGAATGGCCCAAGCAACTACACAAGCACATTCAAGGGGCAGGGTGTAGCGTGTCTATATGTGCGCTTGGAATATGATCGTGATGTTTTCCAAAGCGGGATGCCCTTGGTCACTGCGGTTGTTAAGGGAAAGAAGCTATATGACCCGCGCAAGGACAGCACCAGTGATGCCTATGATAGTTCGCTAGGGGTTAGCACTCACCGATCAGGCAACGCGTCTACATGGCAATATTCAAGCAATCCCGCGCTTGCAATGCGTGACTATTTGACCAGTTCGCAGGGTGTAGCTGCGGATCAGTCCCAGATTGATGATGTGATGATCGGAACGGCTGCGGATGATTGTGCCACAGTTGGATCATATACCGAGAACAGCTTTGAAATCGGCGGATCAATAACGACAGGCGATACAAAACTTAATAACCTGAATAGCCTGATCAAGTGCTTGAACGGCACATTGTTCTGGGCGCAGGGTAAGTTTCGTTTGGTTGCGGGGGCATATCATGCGCCGACCATCACAGACGCATTCACACTTGATGATGTTCGTGGCCCGATCTCTATTCAAACCCGATATTCACGGCGCGATCTTGTGAACACGGTGCGCGGAACATTCGTCGATAAAGATCAGCGTTGGATCGCACAGGAATTTCCACAGGTGCAGCTTGCGGATATGTCCGAGGATAATGATGTAGAAAGCGTCATTGATATGGATTTACCGCTTGTCACTAAGTCGGCGGCGGCACAGCGTCTAGCAAAGCAAGTTCTCTACACAAGCCGTGAGCAGATTACGCTATCTGCCAAGTTCTCAGCTAAAGCGTATCAGGTTCAGGTTGGCGACACGATCAAGCTAACCATGAGCCGCTACGGTTGGACCAATAAAGTGTTCTTGGTTAAGGGTTGGAAGGCCACAGGCGGCGATGGTTCGCCCATTGAGGTTGAATTAACCCTACAGGAAACATCTAGCACAGCCTACCAGTGGAGCGTTTCAGCGGATGAATACGCGGCGATCACATCTAACAACACAAGCCTTGGAAAATATAACGATGCACTAAGCATTAGCAATTTGGCGGCATCTACTAGCGCGGTGCAACAACCAGACGGAACGGTCATTTCCAAAATGGCGGTCACGTGGACTGCGGCATCAGGCGCGGCTGTGATTGGTTATGATGTTGAGTGGAAGGAGGCGGGCGAGACGGCGGGGAAGATGGTCGTGGTCGATGAGGCCGGCGTCGGGATCGGGACGCGCAGCTGGTACGAAAAGGACCAGATAAAGCTGAACAAGGTCCTGCAGGTGATCCGCGACGAAAATATGGGTATCATCTTCACCGTCCCGTCGCTGTCGGACCTCGATAGCCAGGCGCGGCGACGCCTGCGTGCATTCTGCGAGATGACCGGCCTCGAGGAAGGCGAGTGGGCGGAGTTCAAGATGCTGCGCTGGCAACCGAAGAGGGACGA